GGCTATTTTTCCTTTGTCTTGCTTTCCTTTGTAATTATGAATTAAATCTTTTATTAAATGAAAATCCATAAACTGTTCAGAAACTTTTTTTGTAATGTTTTTATTGCAATTCATATTAGGAGCAATTCTATCGCTTAACAGATTAGGTAAACTAAAATTAGTCCAGTACAAATGTCTTTCTCTTTTTTTTGATGGTATTAAAAGCTCATAATATGTTATTACATTCTCAACTACATATTTTCCATTAAAAAAATTATCTAAAAAAATAACTTCTTGATATAATTTCATATCTGGATATTTTATTTTAAAGCTTTCTCTATTTTTAAAAGTGTAGTTCATTCTACTATGTGTTGGACAAGGAGGACTGCTCCATATAAAGTCAAATTCTTTGTAATGGTCAAGCAGGTATTGATGTGCATCTGCAACTATTACTTTGTCGTTGGGGAAACGTTCTTGATATAACCTTGCAAGTTCTTCATCCCATTCAATAGCTGTAACTTCTATATCTGCCACTTCATCCCACTTGTATCTATTGCCTCCTAAACAAGCATATAGGTTTAGTATCTTCATTCTGTTCTTAATTTTAGTAAGTGATAGCATTCAGCATATTTCTGTCTTGCCTTGCCTTTGTATTCTTGTTTAAATAATTCGTATAATTTTCTTGTGTATTGGTATTTTGTTGTGCAGTCTGCAAAGTATCTTTCAGCAAACTTAACACCTTTGCCTTTAAAGTAGTTTACATTGTCAGCAGTATCTCCTACAATACATTGCTCATAAAAATTATACATTGCCTCATCTTCTGATATATCTAAAACAACTTGGTGCTTGTAATGATAGTTGTATATCAAAGCTGGAAACTGTTTGTAGTCTTTATCTATTGAAACGATCATAACTTCATCTCTGCCAATATCATCACTAATTTGTTTCCAGTATCTTGCAACAATATCATCTGTCTCTATTCCATAACCAAATATAGAATCGTATTGGTCTTTTACGAATTGGTGCATATCGTGTAATAATGGTGGTAGTTCTTGGTTTTTTCTATTGGCTTTGTAAACTGGTGTTATAAGTTTTCTAAAGTTTCCTTTGCTTCCACTAAAGGTTATTACTTTATCTATTGTATATTTTTCCTCCAAGTCGTTTACTATCTTCATAAACTGCTGGTCAAACTTTGCTCTTGCATCTTCTATGTTTGTGTAGTATTTTTCATCTTCAGGATGTTCTCGTTTTTTATAACAAGAAGCAAATATTAAACTGTCTGCATCTACTAAAAGAATCATAATTCAGTAAGTGTTTCTTTAATACCTTCAGCATACATTTTCTGTTGCTTTGCGTTTTCTTTAGATACCATTGAAATAATTGATGGTAAATCTTTGTAAAGTGTATCTACATTAATAACAAGGCTTCTGTCTTTATCATCATATCCAACATATAATTCTCCATCGCTACAATGTAAAGTATGTATCTCGTGTATGTAATTATGGTTTAGCGCTAATTCTAATTGTTGTTCTAATTGTTTAATTCTGTCTTTGTCTTTCATTTGTTTTTGTTTTAAAAAGGGATGTTCCGTTTTTGATAACCAATAACGAGTTGTTTATGTTATGGTTACACCCCTTTATTGTTTTACTGTTAATTTTAAAAAGTTACGCTCTGCTGATGCTTTTACTTGGTAGGTAATAGTTACATCAGTAATGTTGTTATCTTGTTCTGTGTGATGTTCTATTTGTCTTTTAAGACCATCCCATACTGCTTGGTTTACTTTCAAAATATAGCTTTTATTATATAAAATATTAATAATACAAATCCGATATACCAAGCCCATTGACAAATAATTGCAAGTATCATTATAAAGCCTTCTATAAATTCTGCTACTTTAGTATATCCTTTTTTTCTTAAATAGTTCATTCTTGGATAAGGATGTATAAAAAAGCTACATATTATAATTACTGATATTATCCTTGTGAGTAGTTCCATTATATAAATTGTTGTCTCTTTAGCACTTCTTTTATTTCTTGTATTAAATCAAATCGTTCTCCTACTGTATAATGACCTTTGTAAAAATCATTATTAATCTGTTCTAAAATTTCAATTACTTCATTCATTGTTTCTGTTTGTTTTAATTGTTAAACAAATATATAACAAATAAACTTATAAACAATACTTTTAATAATATTTTTTTTAAATAATACCATTATCAGTTCTAATTATCTGTGAAACATCATTCCAAGCAAACTGTATTGCATCTTTTTCTTCTAACAAATAAACCTCCTTTAAAGATTTTTTATTGCTCCATAGGGTTGTATCGGGACAATACTTTTTTATTGGTTCAGGCAGTAACAAGGTGTTTAAGTGATACATATAATTTCCTTTTGAATCATTAACATAATAAAGTTTTACGCCTTCATTCTTCATTAGAGCATCGTACTTGTCTTTTTCTAACATTTTAGTCTTGTAGTACTTGTTCCTAAATTTAAACTCTATAACGCAATCCATACCTTTAGGTGTTTTCCCTTTGGCATCATACCTTTCTGAACCAATACCTGTCCATTCAAGTTCCCAACCATCTAAATTTAAAATTAAGATAGCAGCTTTTTCTAATTGGTGTACCTTACTTAATACCATTATCCCATATTACATTCAAATCTTTTATCCATTGCTTTATTGTTCTTGGATTGCAGGTGCAGGGCTTGTAATAATTATGCTTGTAATATTCTGCGTGTAACTTGCATACCAATTCAAATTCTGTTGGGTCAAGGTGCGATTTTGTACCCAGTCTAAAGTTCTCCCATTTTGCATAGTCAAGTTTTTTAAATTTTACCATCTTTTTATTTGTATTTTATTTAATTCTTTTCTTCTATTACCACAATTACATTTAGTTCCTTTGTATTTATGATAAGTTTCTACAAGGTATTTTATACCTGTGTATTTTGTAATGTAGTAAATAATGTTTCCTAATTTCATTTTGATAAAGTTTCAAGCATTATATGTATTAATACAATGAATATTGTTACTACGATGCTTATTTTTAATAGTTTTTTCATTTTGTTTTGTTTATTAATGTTTCTATTTTATTAAGTTGATTGTTTTTAATTTCAAATGTATCAGCTTTCATTTTAAATGAAGTTCCATTATCTCTATTTCTTACTGCTCCTTTTTTATATAATATAGCCCTATCTAATAAATCTTCTTTAGTAGCACATCCACAGATTGATAATTCGTTTGTCTTTTTATTTAAAGATGTAAAAATATAATAGTCACAATCAAAATCTTTTTGGAAGGATATAAAATTATTTACATAAGTATCTTTGGGGTAAACATTTCTACCCATTGTCTTTACATCTATTTTTTTACCATTATAAATAAAATCAAACCCACCATCAAATCCTTTATTCCATTCGTGCTTTACACCAAATATTTCTTTAGTCTTTATTTCACCAATTAATCCAACTAATTGTTCTTCTTTATTTCCATTTGCTGAATGTCTATTACCCATATTATTTTCAGATAAATATTCCCAACATTTTTCTTTTAAACTATTTTCTATTTTTATTATCATTAGTGCTTCATAATAAAATTATTATTATTAATATAATCAAAAGTTTTTTTAATTTACTTTTAACTTTGTTGTATGTGTTATAAAGTGAATAGTATGGTATTGAAGATTTACGTGAGAATGTAGATATTTTTTCTCCACCATTTATAATTTCAAAAACCTTTCTATCATACCAATACATTTCAGATAATGAATCAGTTATTTTTATATATTCACTTTCGTAGTTTACATCACTTTCAATATTTCCTTTTAATATCTCATCTTCAATATTAACAATAGTAATGTTTTTACCTTTCCTTTTTAAATCATAAAATAAAGAACGTAAAGTTTTAAATATATAGTAGTAATTTATTTCCTTACCGTACATTATATCTAATCCCTTTTCCAGCTTTAATTGTATTTTAATGTACATCTCCTGAACAATGTCCTCTGCTATTTCTTTACCACATCCAAAGGATATAACAATTTTTATCCATTCTTTGTGCTTTTTAGCAATTAAAATCATTGTTTCTTGTACCATTAAAACTCTAAATTATTTTTATAATTACCTACAACATAAGGAGTATCATCTTTTACTGAAAATGTAAATGGTTCAAAAGGATAACCTCTACTTCTTCTGCATCTAACTATTGTCCCATCTCCACTTGCTTCTAATATCATTTGAGTTTCTGCCTTTTTTTCTAAAGAACTACCGAGCCATCCAGTTGGTTTTTCACTTCCGTAATTAGAATGTATAACTGTCATAATATGAATGTTATAAACCTCTGACCATTCCATTAGTTTCTGAACTACATAATTGCATTCTTCTATATTGTTCACATCATTAACCATATCGGCAACGCCATCAATTAAAATTAAACCTAAATCAGGTTCTTGTTTTAGTTTCCATCCAATCCAAGCCAATCTATCTTTTGGACTATATTGTCTTAAAGCATAAGTATAATAGTTGTCTTTGTCTTTTGACATTAAAGCCACTCGTTTAAAAACCCTATTTGCGTGAAACCTTCCCTGCTCTGTATCTATATGTAAAACCTTTTTTTTGTCTCTATGTCCTCTTACTGAACCTTTACCTTTTGTTTTGTTACTTAAAAATATAGCAGCTAACAAACTTAAAAAGTAGGTCTTCATTGTTTTTGGTGGTGCTTGTAAAAAACTGATATTGCCAAATGTTCCAATCGGAATAGGATATGTTTCTTTTCCTTTGCTTGTTAATAAATCAAATGAACCACAGCTTAAAGCTACTGGTGGATATTTTATCTCATCATTTGGGTTTACACAAGCATTTTCATTTATGTATTCAAAATACTGTATTGCTAATTGTTCTTCTTCTGTCATTGTTATTTGTTTTTAATTTCTATAATAAGGTATAAAGATATAAAAAAAAAGGATGCAAAATTAATTACACCCTTTTAAAATTAAAACGGTAAGTCCGCAGTTTCTTCTTCTACTGGCTCAAACGCTGCTGCTGCTTCAGCTTTAAAAACTGACCAAGCTGCTAAAGAAGTATAAAATTTATCCTTCCATTCGTTACATTTAACATTAAACTTTACATCTACCATATCGTGTAGCTTTGTAAACTTGTTAAAGTTTTCTACTTTCTCATCGCCAAAGATTTCAAAACAATAAATGTTGTTGTATTCATCATCAGTCTTAATTACAAATTCAACCTTTTGCCAATCTGCACCAGCTTTAGTTGTTCCTTTTACTACTGGAAGGATTTTCTCGACTTTACCAGTTACCTTAAATTCACTCATATTTATTTATTTAGTTATTAATAAAAATTTTTCTGCGTACCCACGCACTTTTTGTTAGTCTTTCTTTTTCTGCTTGTTCTTCAACAAACTTATTATCTTTTTCTGATAATCTTAAAGCTAATATTTTTTCTTTTGTGTTTCTCATATTTATTTATTCATTTTCTATTTCTTTAAAATCAGCGTGTTCTTTACAATCTGAACATATATCTGATTCATCATACCATCTACTTGCACCGCAACAATTTGATAATTCTTCCATAATTTATTTCTTTTTAAAGTCATCTGATTCATCTTCGCCAAATACTCCTAATTCGTAAAAGCCAGTTAATTTTAGTACTGCTCTTGACAATGCTCTTTTCTCTGCCATCTCGGCAACATACCAGCTGTTGCAATTACCATCCTTATAGTTATCACCTTTTAATGCTGAACCAAAAGTTTCTATGATTGTATTTGGTTTTGTTGTAATATATGCACTTGCTTTCATTACTGCAAATTTAGGCTCACATTTTATAACCTCATAATTTATTGTAATGTTTTCTTTTGCAGCTATTCGCTCAATACCTTGTCTTGTGATTATCACATAGTGCTGATGCTTAAATACATCTTCTTTTTGTAGTTCGTACTTTTTGTACAGTTCTACTAATTTGTCTCTGTCCATTCTGTTTATATTAAATTACTAATTTCAAGAAGTGCCTTTAATTCTTCTATTTTGTTTTGTAAGGCTTCTATTCTAAACTCATATTGAGTTATCA